ATGACGCCAATACAGTTCATAGAGAAAAACGTCATCTCTGAGCTGGTTAAGCAGGGCTTTGACAATACAGTAGCCCGCATAAGCGCTGATCGGGCGGTAGACCATTACCGCCGTTCAGCTTCAGCCAGCGCAAAAGGAAAGATGTTTGATGACTGCCTGTGCATAGCGAAAGCATGGGCGAAAAAGTATCAGAAAAATAAGGTGTTGATGTGATGAATTTAAAGATGCAAGGACTATCAACGAGTCAGGCTGTGCTTCTGATTGCGTTGGTTTTTATCGGTGCGGCAACAATTGGCCTGTTGTTCAGCTGGATTCTACTTAATGCGTGGAACATGTTTGCACATGCTGCAGGGTTCAATGCAGTAATTCCGATTACCTGGGCAACCGTCATAGGTTCATACCTCATTTACAGTGCTTTACGCTCAATATTCTCCAGCACTAAAAAATAATCGAGAGCCACTTTCACAACGGCTTTTAACTTCAACAGATTATTAAACTGCCAATCAGCGAAATAGCAGAGTTAATTTACTGTGCGACCCGTGGCGGAATACTTACTTCTTAGCAGGAAATTCTAAATGGCAGAACTGACAATTAAGCAAGAGGCTTTTTGTCGGGCATACATTGAAACGGGTAACGCGTCGGAGGCGTACCGCTTATCGTATGCCGCTGACAAGATGAAGCCAGAAAGCGTAAATCGTAAAGCCAAAGAGGTATTAGATAACGTCAAGGTTTCGGCAATGATATCTAAATTGAAAAGTGAAATTAAAGAAAGACACAACGTTACAGTTGATTCGCTAATTAAAGAGCTGGAAGAAGCGAGGAAAGCCGCATTAGCTGCAGAGACGCCGCAATCATCCGCCGCCGTTGCTGCGACGATGGGTAAAGCGAAACTGACCGGGCTTGATAAAGTCGTAGTCGAGCTAACGGGCGGCATTAAAGTAGAGCGTAAGTCAATCAAGGACATATTCAGTGGCTAATCCTTACTTCCGTCCCTTCGCAGAAAGCGCCCCATATAAAGTGGCCTACGGTGGAAGGGGAAGTGGGAAGTCATACTTCTTTGCTGAGTTGGCTGTAGAAGTAGCGCGACGAATAAACACAGTGATTTTATGTACGCGTGAATTCCAGGGGTCGATAAGCGACTCAGTTCACAGATTGCTATGTGAGACTATAGAAAGGCTGGGTTATTCTTTAGAGTTTGAAATACAGAAAAATACAATCGTGCATCACGGAACAGGCGCAAGTTTTGTATTTTCTGGAATAAAAAATAATGTCACAAAAATAAAATCAATACAGGGTGTTGGTATTTGCTGGGTTGAAGAAGCCGAAGCAGTAACTAAAGAATCTTGGGATGTACTCATTCCTTCAATTCGCGGTGATAAGCATTCAGAAATATGGGTAAGTTTTAACCCAAAAAATATACTCGACGATACATACCAGCGATTCATTGTTAATCCGCCCTCTGGCGCAATAGTGCTCAAGGCAAATTACAACAACAACCCGTTTTTCCATGAGTCTCCACTTCCAGCACAGATGGCTGAGTGCAAAGAACGCGACTACGACCTTTACCTGCACATTTGGGAAGGCGAGCCGGTTGCTGACAGCGACATGGCAATCATCAAGCCTTCATGGATAGCGGCTGCTATTGATGCTCATCTGAAAATTGGATTTACACCTTCTGGCAAAAAGCGCGTCGGCTTTGACGTGGCTGATGAGGGTGAGGATAGCAACGCAATAACTCTGGCTCATGGCTCAGTTGTCCTGGACTGCAATCAGTGGAATAAAGGCGATGTCATTACATCTGCCGACCGCGTTAAAAACTACGCAGAAGAGGCTAGGGCTGGTGAGATTGTTTACGACTCAATCGGCGTAGGCGCTGGCGTTAAAGCCCATCTGAAGCGCGTATGTCGCATTCCTGCCACAGGATTTAATGCCGGTGAATCAGTGTTTAAGCCTGACGCGAAATACGCAGACGGTAAGACCAACAAAGACATGTTCTCAAACATCAAAGCTCAGGCATGGTGGGGTGTGCGTGACCGGTTCTATAACACCTGGCGCGTAATTAAACATCTTGAGGCGAACCCAAAAGATACTGAGTTTGTGAAGCAGTTCAGCGACGACCAGTTAATAAGTCTTTCATCCGGCATCAGGCAGCTTGAATATCTTAAAGCTGAATTGTCACGCCCTTGGGTCGACTATGACAACAATGGACGAGTGAAAGTTGAGAGCAAAAAAGACATGAAAAAGCGCGGCATACCGTCTACAAATATGGCTGACTCGCTGATTATGGCTTTCGCTCCCGTTCATAAGCCGTTTCACATTCCTGACGAGATACTTCAATGACAAGACGAAAAACAGCGCCAGCAACTCGACGGGAAGTGGCAAAGATTACACAGATGCACCTCGATTATGCAGCTGTTGCTAAGGATGAAAAGCCGTTTACTGAGTTCAAAAGATACGAGCCGCTGCCCGGCGTGATTCCTGGTGGAAAAGAAAAAGCCACGTTTGCAATGGATGCAACGCCATACGATGCTATCAACGCGATTTATGCAGGTACTGAATATTCCTCATTCCGTGGTTATCCTGCCCTGGCCGCGATGTCCCAGCACGTAGAATACGCAAATATGCACAGCGTGTTCGCTGACGAGATGACCAGAAACTGGATTGAGGTCAAAAGTCGGAAGGATGGCGACCACGATCCGGCGATCGATGACATGGAGCGAGCACTAGAGAAATATGACATCAAGCGTCTGATGCATGAAGCTGTTCGTCATGACTCAATGTTCGGTGTAGCACATATTTACATCGACACCGCAGCAGCAGGTGATGAACTAGCAAAACCGCTTTTTCTTGATCCCCGAAAAATTACTAAAGGTTCGCTTAAAGGGTTGCGAATTGTTGATCCGACATGGGTTTATCCAGCGATGTATAACACACGATGGCCATTGCAGCCGGGGTTTTATAAGCCCCAAGCGTGGTACGTAATGGGCGATACCGTCCATGAGTCGCGATTCATGGATATTGTCAGTCGGCCAGTGCCGGACATTCTTAAAGCGTCTTACTGCTTCGGGGGATTGTCGCTGACGCAGCTGATGGAGGATTACGTTACTGACTGGCGCGACGCAAAAAAAAACGTGATTAAGATTCTTCGATCGCTGCGCATGCGAGCGCTAAAAACTGACATGGAAGCACGTCTGCAGGAGCCTGGGCAGTTTGATAAACGCATTAAACTATTCACGCAATACCAGGACAATTTTGGAATATGGGCGCTGGACACGGAAGAAGACTTGCTTCAAATGCAAACATCTCTGAGTGAGTTATCTAACCTGCTGTCAAATTATCAGGATCAGCTTTGTATGCCCGCTCGTATTACTAACCTTAAATTGCTGGGGAATGCCCCGGCTGGGCTGAATGCGTCCGGCGACTCTGAGTTAGATACGTGGCATGAAACGGTATCTGGTTACCAGGACGGAGAAATGCGCCGCCCGCTTGAAAATATCTTCAAAATTATCCAGCTCTCTGAGTTCGGCGCTATCAACGACGACATTTATTTCGAGTTCAGGCCTCTTGACGAAATCAGCGAAAAAGAGCGTGCGGAAATTGCAAAACTGCGCGTTGAGACAGTCGCAGTTGCTGCTGACAGTCAACTAGTCAGTTCGGAAGAGGCGCGAGAGGCGCTTAAGGGCGTAGAAAACGCCGGATTCGAAACACTGGAAGGTGATTATGAGCCGGAAGAAGAGGAAGAGCCTGAAAGCAGTCAATTATAACGCAGGAAACATAAAGTGGTATCAGCGTGAATTGCTTGCTGAAATCCGCTCTATGAATGATGACGTGAAGCAAGCGGTGCTGGAAATCATCCTCAGCAATCCACTTGCAGAGGACTCGCAACTGGCAATGGATGCTAACCCTGTGCAACTGGTCAAGCGTGCTATCGATGCGCTGGCCCGCAAATGGATAGACCGATTCATCAAAAATGCAATGCCCATATCTGATGATCTTCTGAAGAAAACTGTGTCGGCTGTCGATCGCGGCTTACTGGCCTCTTTCCGGAAAGAATCACTCACTATCAATATGCAGTGGACTCCGGCGATGACTGAAAAAGTTGATGCAATGATTGCTGAGAACGTGTCGCTGATTCGCTCGATACCCGAAAAATACTTTACCGAGATTGAAGGGATGGTATATCGGGCAGTGGCAAAAGGTGGTGACCGTAAGCAGCTTGCTGATGAGATTGAAGCCAGTTTCGGCAAGCGGCACGGCATTACACGGCGCAGAGCAGAGTTCATCGCCCGCGACCAGACACGGAAAGCAACCAGCGCTCTTTCATCAGCAAGGCAGCAGGCCGCAGGTATAGTTGAGGCCGAATGGGTACACAGCGGAGGCGGTCATAAGCCTCGTCAGAGTCACGTTAAAGCAGGTAAAGAGCGGAAGCGATTCAAGCTGGCTGAGGGCTGTCTAATTGGCGGCGAATACATCATGCCTGGGCAGTTGCCGAATTGCGGGTGTACCTGGCGGCCAGTTTTGCCATTCTGATTTAACCAACAACACAAGGTCGCTCATGCGGCCTTTTTATTGCCTGAATAAAGGTAACAACATGAATGATGTGAAGTTTGCCTTTGATAAGGCCAGTGTTCGCAGATATGACGCTGACGGGATGCTTCACGTAAGCAAGACGCCCATCAGCAAAGCGAATGTATGCGTTTATTACGGGCACGAAATTCCTGACTCTGAAGCGTTAGGACTTATCCAGAATAAAGCATATCGCCTGCTGCGTGACCCCGAAGAATTACGCAAAGCCGCGCCGACATTCAACAATAAGCCGGTTCTCAATAAACACCTGGGATTCAACGTTATCGACCCGCCGAAAGAGTTCATTGTTGGCTCAATGGGCACCGACGCGAAGTTCGAACCACCATACCTCTACAACTCAATGGCTCTGTATGACCTTGATTCCATTATGGGCGTAGAGACAGAAAGGCAGAAAGAAATTTCATCCTCGTATCGATACCGGCTCGACATGACGCCCGGAATGTACGAGGGAGAGGCATACGATGGAGTTATGCGCGACATCGTTTGTAATCACGTGGCAATCGTGCCAAGTGGTCGGGCTGGCCCCGACGTGTTTGTTTATGACTCCAAACCTACAGGAAGCAAAATAATGTCAAAACTCGACAAGCTGTGGAATTACATTCTGCCAAAGCTGGCAAGTGATGCTGATCCAGATGAAGTTAAGAAAGAAGTGAGCAAAGTCATCAAAGACGACGCGGAAAAGACCGCTAAAGATGAAAGCGAGGAAAGCAAAGATAAAGAGCGCCGCGCCGAGGATGAAAAAACCGAAGAGGATAAAAAAGAGCACGAGGATAAAGAAAAAGCAGCTAAGGATGAAGATGACAAAAAAGATAAAGAAAAAATGGCTAACGATAGTCGCTTAGCGATGGATGCCGCCATTCGTCGTGAAGTTAAGCGCGTTGAAGAGCGTCATATTGCATTGCGTCAGGCTGAGCGGGATGTGCGCCCGATAGTCGGCGATCTGGCCTGCGATAGTGCTGAAGATGTTTATCGTACTGCGCTGAAACAGTTGGGCTGTAATGACCATGACGCTTTACCGGTTTCGGCTCTTAGATCAGTATTTAAAGCCTACGCTCGACCAGCAGCGCTTGCACAAGATTCAACACCGCACATTGTGAGTGGTGACACCAAATCAGAAGTACTGAAAATGATTCGCGGGGGTAAATAACATGGCATTTCAGAAATCAGTAGGCATGTATCGTGGCGTTGGACAGGTAGGTCACCCAGCATCAAGTGCGCCAATTATTGCCGCTGCTGGTGGCCCAGGAGCATTCAAAACTGCCGCTGCTGGCGTAACTATCGGCACATTTGTCTTTCGCGATGCTACAGATCCACGGATTGTTAGTAACGTAGCTCCTGCCGCAGATTCCAAAGCTATTGGATTTATTCAGAATCTTGGACAGGCAACAATTGGCTATGGTGAGAGCGACAGTATGCAGGTTCGTGGCGGGGTGGAAATTTCACCCAAAGTAGGCGGTGATTTCTGGGCTAAATCCTCAACTGCTGCCACTGAAGGCCAGAAGGTATTCGCCAGCGTGACTGACGGCACAATCGCTACTGGCGCAGCTGGTGCAACTGTAACCGGTCATGTTGAAACTGACTGGTATGTATCGCAAGGGGCCGTAGTCGGTGACCTGGTAATTATCTCATCCTGGAGTAAAGCATAATGTCACGACCATCATTTAATGATTTCATTCAAGTTGCCAGTGCACAGGGAATTAGCTTCCCTTCGACAGTTAACAGGCTCGCTATGGACGCCGATCCTCAGCCAAACTTACCCGCTAACGGCGGTATTCCGGCAATTGTTTCTACATTTATTGACCCGACCATTGTCGAAACTCTTTTCACGCCAAACCGCGCTGTTGCGATTTTGGGGCGGGAGGAAAAACGCGGTACATGGGCGCAGGACAGTTTCATGATCCAGCGCATCGAAGAAACCGGCGACACTGTAGCTTATGACGACTACAGCGAACAGGGAGCGGTGCAGGTGACGCCATCATGGGAGAACCGGGACGTATATCGGTATCAGACAGTGGTGCAGTACGGCGAACTTGAGCAGGAACGATACGGGCTGGCTATGCTCCCATATGCGGCTAAAAAACAACGTGCCGCTGTCAACGTTTTAGACCAGGATCAGAATAAGTTCTATTTCTACGGCATTGCTGGCCTTCGCAACTACGGACTGTTGAACGACCCGGAGCTACCGGCTCCGATTACACCACTGAGCGTAAACAGTAAAATTCAGTGGAAGGATAAGCAGGTTATTGATAAGTATAATGATATTCTTGCTTTGTACGAAGATTTGGTTACACGGACAAATGGCATCGTAGGTGACGGTGTTGATATGTCATCAAATATTGTGCTGGCGATGTCAAACAAGCTCAGCGTAAATCTCAAATCAGCAAATGAAGTATTCGCAACCTCGCTTGAAGATATGCTGAAGAAAGCTTTCCCAAACATGCGTATTGAGACGGCCCCACAATACAGCACTTCCGCTGGAGAGCTTATTCAGATGTTTGTTGAGACTGCGCAGGGGCAGGAAGTTGGCTTTATGGCATTCAGTGAAAAACTGCGTGCTCATCCGCTGATTACCGAACTTTCACACTACAAACAGAAATATTCAGGCACCACCTATGGCGCTGTGATTACTCAGCCCTTCCTTTTCGCGCAAATGCTGGGGGCTTAAATGGCTGCTAAACCTGAAAAATATGTCGTTGGCTGCAAGTTGCCCGCTGGCCTGACTATCAGCCATGAAGGCCAGATCGTGACACTGGCAGGAGCCAACGACTCATTGCTGATTAACGGCTTTGGCATTACTCGCGACGTTCCGGCTGGTCTGTGGGAAGGATTTGAGAAAACATTCGCTGACCAGTTGCTGATTAAAAACGGCCTCGTTTTTGCCGTGAATGATGATAAATCAGCAAAGGATGCATCTGAAGAACGACAAGACCAGAAAACAGGGCTTGAGCAGCTTGATCCAAACAAACAGCAGACTCAGCCAGACAAGGATTAACGATGGCAATAGTGGTGCTTGATATCCCCAAGTTCCGCGCCATGTTTCCTGAGTTCTCTAACGTTACCGATGCACAACTTTCCCTCCTCTTTGACTTTGCTACTGATTACCTGAGCAACACCGAATATTCGCTAATTACAGATGTCAATAAGCGCGAGCGTTTGCTCTATCTGCTTATGGCACATCTGTCATACATGCGATATGGCGATGCTAAGGCCAATGGTGGATCAGGACTGGTGGGGAGGTTGTCATCGGCATCGGAAGGTAGCGTTTCAGTGTCGTCTGAACTTGGGGCCATGAGTGGATCAAGCGCATGGTATACGCAAAGCGCGTATGGCTTCGACTTCTGGCAGGCAACGAAAGTCTACCGGATGGTAGCCTATTATCCGGGGAGTCCTTATGGCTGATTTGATAGAAAACTTTCTTAACAAAGTGGCTGCGCAGCTTGAATCTAAACAGGTAAAGGTTGGCTTTATCGATGGGGCTACATATCCAGATGGCACGTCAGTTGCATCTGTGGCAACAGATAATGAGTATGGAATTCCAGAAAACAATCAGCCGCCCCGACCATTCTTTCGTAATGCGATAGCGCTGCATGAAAAGGAGTGGTCTGAGGCAGTGGCGCGTGGCGTGCGTGCCGGGTATCCGGTTGAGCAGGTGCTTGAGCTAATCGGCGCAAAAATACAGGGTGACGTTCAGGAGTCTATAGCAACGCTGGTTGAGCCAGCCCTCTCACCGACAACTCTGCACATCAGGCGCACCAGAAAAGAGCGCCCCACTGAATCCACTAAGCCGCTCGTTGACAGCAAGGTAATGATTGGCGACGTCAGTTACGAGGTGAGCGACATTGAACCTGAGACAAATAGCTAATCGTGCGACAGCGAACATTAACCCAAACATCCCGGCCATCGCAAAGCGTTACATAGGTGAGGTGATGGGCCCAGGCAGAAAACCAATCCCGCAATATGCACCAGATGAACAGATCACAATCCAGTTTCAGCCACTAACTAAAGGCGACCTGCAGCACGTAGACGGGCTTAATATTCAGGGGTTATTTAAGTCTATACACGTTAACGGAAGCTTCTACAGCGTTAACCGTGAGATGCAGAAGGGTGGTGATCTGTTCATCGTCGATGGCAAAACGTGGCTTGTCATTGAACCGTTGGAATTGTGGCCGGACTGGTCGAGATTGCTGGTCTGTATGCAGGTAGAAACATGATCAATTATACCCTTGACAACATCATCGACACCCTGGCTGATTTCGTTGAGCCAATTTGCGGGAAAGTTCAGCAGGCACAGGTTGACAGAATTCCCATGCCGAAAGGCGAATTCTGCATCATGACACCGCTCAGATTTACCCGGCTGTCAACGGCACGCGATATCATGCAGGACACCGGAAGCCCAACAGACAGCGCAATGGGTTATACAGAAGTCCGTCAGGCCGATATACAAGTAGATATCTATGGCGCAAATGCTGGCGATCGGGCTATCGCGCTTGAAACGTTATTTACCAGTAGCTACGGCTTTGACGCAATTAAAGCCCTGGACCTGCGATTAGCGCCTCTTTATTCATCCGCAGCCATCCAGGCTCCGATGATTAACGCCGAAAGTCAGTGGCAAGAGAGATACATCGTAACTCTTTCGCTGCAATCTCACATTACCGTGTCGCTTCCGCAGGACTATTTCGACAAAACAGAAATATCCACTCAACAGGTTGATATATGACTATTCCATTATCTAAAGATTTTTCCATCACGCCCAATGTCGTAACGCCGACCGGTTCAGCGGTTGATGCTAACGGCCTGATGCTGACCGACAATGAGCTTGTCCCGGTGGGCAAGGTGGCTTCGTATTTTGCCGCCGCTGATGTGGCAGCGCTGATGGGTAGCAACTCGAAAGAGTATCTAGCCGCGCAACAATATTTCAACGGCTACGATAACTCAACGGTTATCCCAGGCGAGTTATTTTTGCAGCGTATTGTAACCGCAGATGCAGCCGGTTATCTGTTGTCCGGGAGTCTGAAAGGGGCATCCCTCGCAGCCCTGAAAGAAACCTCAGCCGGTACTTTGACACTCATTGTCGATGGTACATCCACGACAAGCGCATCAATCGACCTTTCCTCAGCAACAAGCTTCTCTGATATCGCCGCAAAAATTGAAGCGGGCATCGGTGAAAGTAAAGTGCATGTTGCCTGGTTGCCGCTGGCAAATCGTTTCATCATCCGTTCAGCAACGACCGGCGCTGATAGTGAAGTGTCTTACGCTATTGCTGGTTCGCTGGCTAATGCGCTGTTGCTGACAGCCGCAACGGCTGCCGTCGTTTCCCCCGGCGCTGCTGCAACATCGCTCACAGACACGATGAACAGCGTTATCAATGAGAATCAGGATTGGATTCTATTCAGCTCACTGGTTGAACTTACAGATGGCCAGAAACAGGAACTGTGCAGCTGGGCGAGCGCAAGTCACAACAGGTTTGGCTATGTTGTTCATGATTCAACTAATGCCGGGACAGTAGCGAACAACGCTGAGTGTTTCGTCCAGAATGTTGTTGTGGCAAACGGTTATGAAAACGTCTTCCCTGTTTATGGCTCATATCTCTACGCGGTCACCGCACTGGCTTACGCTGCCTCTGTCGATTTTAGTCGCAAAAACGGGCGTATCTCATTTAAGTTCCGGGAATTTCCGGGCATTGAGCCTAATGTCAGTGATCTTGCGACTGCGCAGGCTCTGAAGTCTAACGGCTACAACTTTTATGGCTCATATAGTCTCAACAAGACGATGAAGCAGTATGCATCCAACGGCGCAATCACGGGTAAATTCTTGTGGCTGGATACATTCGTCAATCAGGTCTGGATTAATGCGAATCTGGTAAGTGCTTTTGCCAGTTTGTTTACTAACAATCAGTCCTATGCCTTTAACAGTGCTGGCTATGCCGCTGTCTCTGCTGCTGTCATCGATGTTGCACAGCAGGCTCTTAATTTCGGTGCAATACAACGCGGCGTGACGCTCGACAACGCGCAGACCCGCATTGTTAACAACACTGTTGGAAAAGATATCTCAGCGACGCTCTACTCACAGGGCTGGTTTCTCTACATCCCAACGCAGACCGGCGCGGCGCGTCTGGCGCGTGACTTGCAGGGTGTCATTTTTTACTACGTAGATGGTGGCTTAATCCAGAGCATCACTATGTCATCAACCGCCATTCTCTGAGAGACGATAAAATGCCAATAGATATTACAAGTGCTAATTCAAAGCTGCGCATCGTCGTACCCGCTTACTATCCGGGCGGTTTTGATGTAGACGACTATGCCGCTGATAACATGTTTGAGACCGCTGCACTGCAAAATAAAGAGGATATGATGTCGGCAGATGGTAAATACCATGCTGGCTTCATCTTCAATCCCACTGAATTCACTATTAATTTAATGGCAACATCCAACGCCAGCAGCCTCATCGATGACTGGATGGCCGCAGAGCGCACGGCTATTTCTGCATTTGCGTGTAATGCGGTTCTCACTGTTCCGGCGTTAAATGCTAAGTGGAACTTTGTTAACGGCGTGCTTTATACGTGGACGCCCACACCGCCAGGTCGGCGGATTTTACAGCCACGTCCTGCTGTTTTTCATTTTGAATCAGTCACACGGAGCGCAATCTGATGGCACGTAAAGAAATCAGCTATGTTGTTGAAAATGAAAGTCGCGATAAGGGTAAAGAGTTCATCATCACAGAAATGTCGGCGTGGGATGCTGAAACACTCGCGCAGGATATTTTCCGGGCGATGGGTGAGGCCAATTTTACAGGAATACCGGCAGATGTTATTTCAATGGGATGTGCGGGTTTAGCGACGGTTGGGCTGAGTGTTCTGTCTGCCTCATCTCCTGAGATTGCCCGTGATTTGCGCGATCGCATGATGTCGACCGTTGATATAGTTATTGAAGACGACGGCAAGCAGCAAAGGCGCAAAGTGAAAGGAAATCTGGACTTTGAAGAAGTATCAACCATTCGCGCTTTACTGGACAACGTCTTCAAAGTGAATTTTGATTTTTTAACGATCGCCGGCGAGTAAAGTACCCATATCTTGAAGATGAATCTCTGCCGGCAAAACTAGTCACTCCCGCAAATATATCCCCCTCCCTCAGTGCCGTTATCTGCTCTGGTAAAGCTTCTTATCTTGACCTTCAGGAAAGGCTTTCTGTAGCAGATATGTACAACCTGCTGGAGATAATTTCTGTTGAGAACTTCAACCAGCGTGTGTGGCATAAACATAGGGAAAAAACATGATTATCGACGAGCTGGCTTATAAGGTCACGATAAAAGCCGATGAGTTTCTCAACGGAAAAAGAAAGGTATCTGAAGAGGTAAGAAAACTCAAAAATCAGATTTCTGACTCCAGCAAAGGGATGGGTGAATCATTTTCAGATGCCTCTGAGGGGATGAGTAAGAGTGCAGGTACTGCTGTTACAGCGTTTCGTGGACTGGGGCTTGCTTTTGGTGCGTTTCTGGCACTCGGAGCCGGACTCGTCGCGCTAAAGGGCATGTTTCAGTCAACAGCGGAAAGCATTGTGAAGGCTAACAATATGGCAAGGTTGTTCGGGGGAACAGCTAATAATGTGATCGGTGTTCGTAATGGGTTTGCAAGAGCGGGGCTTGATGGCGAGTCATTTCTTCACAGGACAATAAATTCGAGATTAGCACTGGCAAATATCAATAATCCGACCATTTTTGGAGGGTTGACCGGTGATGCACAAAACTTACTGACAATTGGAGCCAGAACCGGGATTGATATTCAGAAGCTGGGTAATCCGCAGTCAGCTTTGAAAGAGTTGCAACGCTATGGGAGAAATCACAGTACCGAAGATTTGATGCAAACACTTTCGGCGTTGGGATATAACCCCAATGATGCCAGCGGTATAAAATCCGGTAAACTCACAAAGCTGGTTGATGAAGAAACGAGAAAGTCGAAGCTTACAGCAGAGCAAATTCAGGCACAGGAAAAGCTTCTTAGCACCTTAAAGGGGCTGGATACGACCTGGGAAACAACAAAAAACAATCTCACAGTCGCCTTCGGACCCTGGCTTGTTAAAGCAATGAATGAATTCAATAAGGCGCTTAATCAGTCACCTGGAGAGATTGAGAAGGCAATAAGGGAATTTACGTCGATCATGGAACAAGTTGGCGTTGAATTTGAAGCGATATGGAGACATTTTGTTCAGTTCATCAAAGACATCATATCTCGCATAGGTAGCTGGATACCCAACGGGAAAGCCGCTACAGACAAAATGACCGCGTGGATGGACTCAATAGATAGCGGCGCTCACAAGGCTGATGCATGGCTGGATTCAAGAGCAAAATCTGCCTGGAACTCGATTTCTGGACCCTTCGGAACAATGCTATCTTCAACAAATGGAAACGTTACTGAAGGGCAACGCCTGGAATTGAAAAATTTCGATATGGGGCGAATGATGGACTCTGTCAGGCAAGTGGAGTCCAGCGGAGGGGTTAATTTATTCAGTCCTTCGGGTGCTGTGGGTGACTATCAGCTGATGCCCGGAACGGCGAAAAGTGAAGGACTCGTAGTTGCAAATGGTATTGATGAGAGGCTGGACCCGCAGAAGTCAAGAGCCGCAGCACAGAGCTATCTCTCCAAACTTCTGAAAATGTTTGACGGCAATGTAGGGGATGCGTTGACAGCCTACAATTGGGGGCCTGGTAACACAAGAAAATGGATCGACCAGGGCAGAGGAGAAGGCTTTGTTAACAATAATGGGCGTTTCATAAAAAGACCGACAGAAAGTTTAGAGTATGCAGGAAAAGTTATGAGCGATTACAACATGAGAGGAATGCAAAATGGATTACCCCCATATAATAAAACCCATTCGACAGTCATTACTAACAACGTTAACAAAGTAGAAGTAAATCAGGCCGATGCAAGCACCGTTGGTTCGATTACTAAGAGCCTGAATAATCAGCTTGTAAGAAGTAGAAATAATCAGGCGTTCGCCAGCGCTGTAAAATGATTTATAACAGCCAACTCTCCACTTTACCCTTATAACCCGCTTTATGCGGGTTTTTTTCGTCCGGAGAAAGCATGAGCATCATCGACCTCAACACAGCCGACATATTTAATGCTATCGGCGGCGGTTCTCCGCTTTCAATCATTGACAGCGCTCTGCACCCACAATACGTCATCCGGGATAGTAAAACTGGTAGTGTGGCGCTGGAATTTAGCGGAATGTCCTCTATACAGCCGGAAGGCAGGGCGCAGATAACAACGGCTCCGGTAGAGAAGGGACAGTATCAGAGCATCAATAAAGTCAAAGACCCGGCGACTGTAAGATGTGAAATTATCGTTTCTGGCCTGACAGGATTCTCAGGCAGCATTCCCAACATTTTCGATCTGACGTTCACAAGCCAGAGCAGCGTGTTAAGAACCCTTAAATCGATGCTGGAAACCGCTAACACTTACGATATTGAAACTCCCAAAGAAACACTAACGAGCTATGATCTCGTTGAGCATTCATACGAAGTTAATTCACAGCATGGCGTGACAATGCTGAGGATTTATCTTTATTTCCAGGAAGTGATTCAACAGATGGAAGTGACGCTGTCGGGGGCGCAGGCGGATAAAAAGCCCACTAAAGACGAGATCAGTAAAGGAGCGAATGGCACGGGTGACGCACAGAAAGAGGGGGCGTCAAAACCTGCCACAGTCGATGATCTAAGCAAGTCCTGGTCATCTCTTAAAGAATCTGTGAAAGATATTGCTCAAAAAATAACAGACCCGATCACGAGTGGTTTTCAAAGTGCGCTTGATACTGTCAAAACAGCATCCGTTGATGTTGCCGCCAGCGCAACAAAAAAGGCGTCTGAGCTGGTGAAAAACATCAGTGAAAATCTCACCGGGCCGGGGAGTAAGTGACTGTGCAGACGATAACTATTCAGCCCAAAAAGTCGCAGGTGCTGTCTGTAGTGCTGGCTGGTCAACAGTGCGTTATACGCTTAATACAGCGCGAGAGTTTTATTTACATGGATTTGACGGTTAACGGGAATCCGGTAATGCAGGGGGTTCCGTGTCTGTTTGGCAACCGGCTGGTCGGTTATTCATATCTCGGATTTGTGGGCGATCTGGTTTTCATTGACAACACCGGACAGCGAGATCCGGCTTATGAGGGACTTGGCTCACGCTTCATTCTTTACTATCTGGAGGAGAGCGAACTTGTATAAGCAACACGCCCTCAGATACGAATTCATCAATCAGACGACAAAGTTTGATGATGCCGGTAATGACAAAATCACCATTAACAATATCAAATCCACCGCTTCGCTTGGCTCAGTCATCGGCATGACCGGGACCACAGCTAATGTTTCGCTTTACGGGCTAAGCCTTGAGCGTATAGCGGAATTGTCAGGTAAGGCAAACGGCAATTTCTTACGCTCTGAGCAGAAAATCGACATGGCCATCTATGCCGATGACGCGCTTGTGTTCTATGGCGTTATGACGGCTTCGATAGCGAACATGAACCTTGCTCCGGAGGCAGGCTTGATGATCGCTGCGTCTGCAAATGCGGATATGCAGAGCCGCGCGGTCAGCCCGTTCTCAGCGCGTGGCGCTCAGGATTTGACTGACGTTATCAGTTCTGTATGCAGCGCGGCGGGTTATACCGCTGAATTTAGCGGTATAAAAGGCATGAAAACATCGGGAAGTCCTCATTTTGAGGGAAGCGTACTCGATCAGCTTCATCAGATTTGCATCGCCTACGGGTTAGCTATGCAGGTTTCTCCGCCCGCTAAAGTTGCATTCTGGAAATCTGACAGTAAGAGGGATGATGTAACCCCTTATATATCCAAAGAATATGGTTTGATTGGTTATCCGGTGTTTTCCAACGGCGGCGTGATGTTTCAGACGCAATATTCTTCTTTGTTGCAAATCGGGCGTGTCATCGAGTTGAAAACAGAGGTCCCGTGGGCGAGCGGAAAATATAAGCTCACTTCAGTTAGCCACGAATTATCTTCCTGGCTCTCGTCCGGATCGTGGCATTCAGTGTGTGTTGCAAACAGAGAGCAGAAGGAAAGGACGGAGGATCAGAAAAATGGCAGATAACCAGTTCACGCCGACCAGCGCACAAATGAACGATGCGGAGGCCATGGCCTTTGCTGTCGACAGAATTCTGTCGGGATACTTCTTTATTGAGATAGTTAAAGTGCTGGAAATCAGGGGAGAGGCCCCTGACCTGGTTGTCGATGTTTTGCCGCTGGTGGCAAGAAAAGACCAGGCAGGCGCAATCATACCCGGCTCGACAGTTTATGACTTGCCTGTTTTCAGGTTTCAGCGGGGAACGAGCGCCATTATAATGAATCCTCAGCCTGGAGACATTGGCATGATTGCCGTTTGCGACCGCGACACCTCGCTTGTCAGAGCAAATCGCAAAGAGTCGGCGGCGGGGAGTAACCGCAGACACAGCAAGTCAGACGCCATTTACCTGGGCGGCTTGCTTAACGCTATCCCAAATCAGGTAATAGAGTTCGCTGACGGATCAATAAACATTCGAACTCCAAACCCGGTAAACATCAACTGCTCATCGGCCAACATTACCGCGCCAGAGGGCGTCACGCTGACAACGCCGGTTGTGCATGTCACGGGAAGCATAATCGCAGGCGGCGACATTACAGACAATAGTGGCTCTCAGGGCGCTTCACTTAAATCACTGCGTGACAGCTACGACGAGCACAAGCACGTTATCAACGGCGTGCAGACGGGCGGTTCGGCTGTCACGTCTGGCGTAACGGACAAGCCGACATGACCTATCGAAACATGCAGTTGAATACATCAACGTGGGATTTAATGCTTGATGGCAACGGGTATCTTGCCGTGGCAGACGGGGCGTATTCCGTGGCGCAGGATGTCGCCAGTTCATGCCTTGTGTTCGCAGGCGAGTGTTTTTACGACAACACGCTCGGCATTCCGTGGAAAACGGATGTCATGGGCAAACGACCCTCGGCGGGTTTTATCGCGCAAAAGATGCAGGAAGAGGCAAAAAAGCTTTCTGTCGTTGATGAGGCGCTGGCCAGCATCTTTTTTGACAAAACAACGCGCACAGTGCGCGGAACTATTCGCGTCACTGATAAAGACGGAAACGTAGCGCAGGCCACTTTTTGACTGCTCCCCGGCCTGAAGGCCGAGGTTTCCCGGAGGCATTCTGATGACGATAATTGAAACGGCAGTACCGGACGTAACAATCACTGAAAATGGCCTGCTTGTTCCTGACATTGCAGATGTTCTGGCAGGCAGGCTAACTGACATGGCAACTGCGCTAGGAGGTGGTGCCAGCCAGTCTTTAAGCTCGCCGCAGGGGCAGATTGCTCAATCTGACACGGAAATCATCGCGCAGAACTATGACAAATTACTCTGCCTTTTTAATCAGATTAACCCGGATTTCGCCACTGGAAGATTTCAGGACGGAATTGGGCGACTCTATTTTATCGAGCGTATAGCTGCACAGGGAACAGTAGTAACGGCTACATGCACAGGAAAAGTGGGGACCCTCATCCCGGCAGGCAGCACGGCCACAGACACCAGCGGCTATATTTATCAGTCCATCAACGCCGCCACAATTCCGGCCAGTGGCACTGTCGATACTGAATTCGTCAACACCACAACCGGGCCGCTGCCCTGTGCCGTTGGCGCACTGAATCAGATTTATCGCGCCGTGCCGGGATGGGACACGATAAATAATACCGTTCCCGGCGTCGTCGGGGTTGATGTTGAGTCACGCATTGCTTTTGAGACGCGCCGCAAGCAGTCAGTCGCACGAAACGGCAGGAACACAGACGCCTCAACACTGGCGGCATTGCTGGCAACAAACGGCGTACTGGATGCTTATGTCTGGTCAAACCGGGAAGATAGCGCAGTAAATCAGGGCGTCACATCTTATTCGGTAAAAAGCCATTCACTCTATGCCTGTGTTTATGGCGGTTCTGATGCTGACATAGCAACGGCGATATATTCAACTAAAAATCCCGGCGTCAATCTTAACGGCGACACTAGTTATATCATTGAAGATAAGGAAAACTACAGCCCGCCATATCCTCAGTACACCATTCAGTGGCAGACCGCAAAGCCGCTGAGAGTATTTTTCAGAGTCAGGATCGCGAACGATAAAATCAACCTTCCATCCGATGTGACAACACAAATTAAGTCGATGGTCGCTGGCGTATTCAACGGAGAATATGACGGAATTACAAAAGCCAGAATTGGCGCAAGAATCAGCAGCGGAACCTACTACGCGCCTGTTATTTCAATCTCTCCCGAATACATGAATATCCTGTCTGTTGAAATCTCCGCAGACGGTAAAACATGGGCGCAATCTGTGACTGCTGGCATTGACCAGATCCCGACAATTCAGGCTGACGATATTGAAGTGGTGAAAGTGTGAGCTGGAAAGAGACGATACTGACGCAATATTCAGCAAGCAGTAAATTACTCTCCGTGATAGATACCTTCAGTCAGGCTGTCAGCCTGGATGATTTCACAGAGAAATTTATCGATGAAGTATGGGATATAACGACTAATAAAACCTATGGGCTGGACGTGTGGGGAAAAATAGTCAATATCTCAAGGTATGTTCAGGCAGAGATTGAAAATAACTCATTCGGCTTTGGTGAGGCAGATAACGGCGATGCGAAACACTATCCGTCGCCGTTTAACGATGAGCCTTTTTATCCCGGCGTGCAGGAAACCGAAACGGTCAGATTAACCGATGAAGCATATCGCACACTGATACTCGCAAAAGCTTTCTCAAACATCAGCATTGCCACGATACCGGAGATAAACCGTTTCCTGTCCCTATTGTTTAAAGGGCGTGGGCGGGCGTTCTGTGCTGACTACGGAAAAATGACGATGGGGATTGTCTGTGAGTTTGCACTGGCTCCGTATGAAAAATCTATCTTACAGAACTATGACGTTCTGCCCGTGCCACAGGGCGTTCGGATAACTGCTTATCAGCTTGTACCGCCATACTTTGGTTTTGCTGATGATGCCTACCCCTTCAATGACGGTACGTTTTACGCCGCAGCACTTTAGTTAATATCCGCCCCTGTTCTGTGCAGGGGGTTTTACCTCACAAAACCGAAAGCCCCGATCGTTGCAAGCGAAGCGGGGCTTTCTGCTTTCCAGCGTTAGCGGATTAACGAGGAACATGTGTTAGATCTTAGCAAAATGATACGGGAGTTGCGACTGATGATTAAGCAATTACCAGACTGGAAGTTTGTATTGATATGGGTAGTGATGCTAATCACTGCCATAGGTTACCTGATTGGTCAAATTAGATGGTGGTAGTAATCAGAGGAGAATAATATTGGAACAGTTTAACGTATTCATCCATGACTTCGGGTTCCTGATATGGCCCATAGTTTCGCTATTTTTTGGCTATGTCTGCGGAGGTGGGCCAGCCTGGTCTCCATTTTACAGGAAAAGCGAAAACAAATAATCGCTACATCAATCCTCATTCCGAGGGCTTTTTGTTCTGTATAACAATTTCTATTCCGCAGTCAGAAATCGATTTCTCAGAATTTTTATTGTCGAAAACCTTTATCAATGACGCATCAAAGTTAGGGCACCAGTGAACCCCTCTTGATACTGCAAGAGCCTGATACTGGTCTTCTAGACTTGCATCAATTTTGGGATCGAAAAAACCATAGCTAGCCAATTTACATGGAAGTATGACCTCAAGGTCTTGTTGCTCAAGTAGAGTTAAAGGTTGAAGTGCATAGGTTCTCAAAAAAGATGCGTTGTTTACCCTTGTGTGGCAATGAGCATTTTTGTTTTTGCATTGCATGGCCTCGATAATGCAAGGGATAACTTGGTAGTAGCTAAAAGATGAAACAATTTTTCTTTTTGCTATAACCTCGAAGCCTTTCCAGTTATGCGCGGCATTAATTATAGTCATCGATAAATCACAGTCTCTTGGCGATGAAAGATCCGCAAGACATGTGATAACTTCCCTTCCGTTAACGATGCACTTGGCAGATTTCATCATGCCAGCGTATGACTCCACTAAAGGGAAATTTTTTGACTTACTAATAGGTATGACCATAACCAAAGCGTTTTCGGAAAGGTCATTTAAATCAGCGTTTGTAAGATATGTAAGACTTTCAGGTAACATCATTCTTCTTCCCTGCACAGAATCTGTATTAATTGCCTTTACCCTTAGGAAACAAATCGTAGTTTCTGGATATCTCTTCCGCAAAAGCTTTGGTGGCTATACGGATTACTCTGTCAGTTTCCTTTTGTTGCAAGCTGTCATGCATATCGCTAGAAAGCCAGAACTCTAGGGCCGCAATAATCTCTGAATTCATAGATCGACCGCTTTTCTTGGCCTTCTCAGCCACGGCATCACGCATTCCATTAGGTAATCGAACATTGAATCTGTCCATTTCTTGGCTAGGAAACTTACTCATGCTCGTTAAATCGCTTAGTTAGAAGAATCAATAAAATCATAATAGCACCAACTTGACATATCTTTGAATGGTGATAAATTGGTTATAGTACCAATTTGGTGCATATATGGGGGCGTAATGAGTAACGATTTACACAGTCAGAACAGAAGCAGTCGGTTTACGTTGAATTTACCTGAGCGAATGAGGAAAGAATTAGAGGAAAAGGCCGGCATGGATTTCATCTCATTAAACTCTGCGATCATCATGCGCTTGGCTAAAAGCTTGCGTGAGGAAAGAGCGAATGGTCAGTAAAAACGGCGAAACCCCGCAGTGCGTCAACACTAACGGGGCTTCTGTGTCAGTAACTTCCGAGGAACTAACAATGTCAAGTATAGCAACCGCAACATCGACCATCAACGTACCTTTTCACGGAGCAGAACTCTATGTTGTCAGTATAAATAATGAAGCGTACACCCCAATGCGCCCAATTATTGACGGTATGGGACTAACTTATCAGGGACAAGCAGAAAAGCTTAAATCGCGCTTTTCTAAAGGGGTCAGGATAATCATGATACCTACAAAAGGCGGCGAACAATCAATGCTTTGCCTTGCTCTTCGTAAGCTGAACGGTTGGCTTCAGACCATTAGCGCAAACAAAGTTAAGCCTGAGATCCGCGACAAGGTCATTCAGTATCAGGAAGAGTGCGACGACGTTCTCTACGAATACTGGACTAAAGGACTGGTAACTAACCCGCGCAAAGCAAAAAAAGCACTTCCCGGCAAAATCACTTCTGAACAACAGGAAGCCATCAAACAACTGGTGCTGAGTCGTGGGCGTAGTCTTCCGCAGGATAAACAGGCCAAAGCAATTATCACACTCTGGTCGTCTCTGAAATCTCATTTCGGGTGTTCATACAAAGAAATCGATGAAGAACAATTCACTGAAGCATTGTCACTGGCCGCAAGGGTGCCAATAGAAGGTGAGTTTCTAGGCAAAGATGACCAACAGAATGCCTTAGCTCCGCTTTCCTATCAGGTACTTTGTCGTGTTGAAAATGGGAAGCAAGTGAAAATCAAAATGTTTGGGCTGGATAAGACGGTTGATGATGTGGATAGTTGGCAAATCTGGATGAAACACAAGGGCGCTGTTTTTTTGTTAGACGATAAACAGAAAAGAGAATTTGTACGGGATCAGGTTAATCATTATCTGAACTGAAAAAAAACCGCCAGTGGGTAGCTGGCGGTCTACATCAACTACTGATTGGAGTCTTACATGCAACAATCTTCATCAACTGGTTTTAATGTAGCAAAAACAAACCATGCTGTCGATCCCCATGCGCTGCCTGTTATTGAGTGGGATGGCGTTCGGGTGGTGACAACGGAGTCGTTAGCATCAGGCTATGGCACCGATGAAGTCAATATCCGTATGAATCTGAGCAACAATAAGAACAGGTTTATTGCTGGCGTTCATTACTTTTCTTTAACTGGTTCAGATCTAAGGGAATTTAAGAACAGAGTAAATGAAAGCTACTCTGTTGGTAAACGCGCCAGGTCTTTAACTCTATGGACAGAGAAGGGCGCAGCGCGTATGTCCAAGATTGTCGACACCGATGAAGCATGGAACTTCTTTGAGAAACTAGAGTACTCCTACTTTAGGTCGCAGGCCGCATCGGTTCTGCCACTTAGTTATGAACATGCGCTTGAGGATTTGCTGGCGAAGGTGAAAGAGAATCGCTTACTGTCCGAGCAGCGCGACCGAGCCATAGAAACCAAAGCGTGGATTGGTGAAAAGCGCGAGGCCACTGCTATGGCAACTGCATCAGTTGAGAAGCGGCGAGCTAATGCATTGGCTGAAAAGCTGGGTGAGTGCTCGAAGTTTGCAACAATTAAAGCTGTTGAGCGTGAGACCGGCACGAAATATAGCCCTTACCCAATGCGTAAGTGGTGTAAGCAACACGGATTAAGTGCCAAAGACGTTCCTGATGAAACATATGGGACGGTTAAGGCATGGCCTGCTGAGGCGTGGCGAGAGGTTAACAGCATTATTTTGAAGAGGATTTTCTAATGAATGTTGTTTCTATCAAGGGAGGTGAAATTGAGCCTGGATATCTCCATGAAGGAATACTCAAGCTTTCTGACACAGTCATTGATGTTGCTAAAACTGCGATTGACGATTTAAGGGCCATGCAGGATGAGGGGTGGGTAGATTTAGAGATACTTAAAATTCACCTGACTACCATTCACGATGTGGCTGTGTTTATCCACGGAGCAGGAATGAGTATTGAGCAGGGACTTAGCTGACCGGATTCACTACCTTTCAATTACCCAACCCGCTACGGCGGGTTTTTTATCGGAGCTTTACATGAAAAAAACAGACCTACCCGCACGTAAACCGGTTCCGTTTGCAGCAAACGGCTCGCGTCGGGATTTAACCGACAAGACGCCGACAGGCAGCAATCAGGCGTCATATGATGCTGGCTTTCCACCCGTTACGATGGTTATCAAAGCGGCTGGCGGGTTGCCACCTGACGGGCGGGATTTTAACCAGGCCTTTAACGAGCTTTACGCCGGATTAAGATGGCAGAATGCAGGCGGTGGCTATCCTTTTGACGCTGATTTCGCTGCTGCAATAAGCGGCTATCCGGCTGGCGTGAAGCTTCCTAATTCTACAAGCGACGGCTTCTGGCTGAATACTTTAGACGGCAATACAAACAATCCCGAAGTTAAAGACTCTACTTTGACGGGCTGGGTACCGGTCAACAATTACGGAACGTCATCTGTAACAGGACTGACGACAGGAACTGTCACACTCTCAACATTACAAGCATCGAAGAATGAGATAGCGCTGAGTGGAACTCTGACAGGAAATATCACGCTTATTGTTCCTGCATGGCAGCGTAGCTTTAACGTTACTAACAATTGTCAGGGTAATTTCACTGTTTCCATCAAAACCTCTACGGGTACCGGACTTGTTATGTCTTCCGGGCGCAATAATCTCTACTGTGATGGGAAAAATATTACTGCTGTTCTCCCGGTTGCATCGCTGACTAACGCGGGTATTACGCAACTCAGTAGCGCAACTAATAGCGACGCGGAGAACGTGGCCGCTACGCCTAAAGCGGTGAAAGATGCGCTGGCGAATGCTGTGAACAGGCAGCAAAAGTTTACAGCCAGCGGTTCTTTCACAGTTCCAACCGGGGTGACAACTATTTATTTGTCAGGTTGTGCGGCAGGCGGGGGCGGCGCATCCGGCGCGACAAACAGCGGCGGTAAATCATCTTTAGTTGGCGGTGGCGGTGGCGGGGGTGGCGGGGCCGGCCAGTCAATCATTAAGCAAGCATTTACTGTAACGCCCGGGCAAGTGCTGACGATTTCAATCGGGGCAGCAGGGAACGGTGCTCAAGCCTCAACTGCGGGCGGGGGGTATAACGGGAATAACGGCGGAAATACGTCTGTCACCGGATTAGTCACCCTCCTGGGCGGTTCGGGGGGGGGCGCGGGGGGCGTCGTGGATAACGACTATGTTGGCGGCGGCGGTGCCGGAGGTGATGGTGGCGAGGGGTATCCGGCCGGGTCATCTGGATCGGATGGTAACTATGCTGGCAACGGCGGACCAGGAGCAAGCTCTACATTCGGCGGAGGCGGAGGCGCATCCCGAGCAGTAAAATCAAACCCCGAAGGTAAGGATTACCAGGGGCAGCCCGCATTTGGGTTTGGGGCGGGAGGTGGGGGTAGCGGTGGAGCCTACGGAGCTACCGACGCACTTTTTTCATATTCTGCGGGCGACGGTGCGCCCGGACTGATGATAGTGGAGTGGTGATATGAAAATATTAGCGATAATTAAAAATGGATTGGTTATTGATACCGTTTTAATTAACGATGAAAGCAATGGCTGGGAAAAGCCAGATAATACTTCGACAGTTGATGTAACTGGCCGGGATGTCGGCGTCGGGTTCGCTTACGATGAGTCAAGCAATAAATTCAAAAACCCCGCAGTTGATGATCATTTAGATGCCTGACGTTCCGGCAAATCTTTTCTGATTTTTCTGTGTCTCATTCTATAAAATGGCTGCTCAATAAGCCTTAGTGAAATGTATGACATGGTCAGGGATGACCCTAATATTATTAATGCACCGCTAGTTGATAGTACACTAAATCCCATTTTATTAAATATATAGAAAAACATCAGGTGATTGAGATATACGCCATAACTTAAATCACCGGCTAGCGTATCGATTTTACTTTTTAAGTTTATTTTAAAAATCAACCCTACGACTGGGACGCCAATGACAATGCCAGATAACACTTCTTTATTAAATTCATGGGAAAGATTCTTGACTGTCAGGGAAAATAATAACATTACGCACGAGACGATATAGAATGCCCATAATGACTTTTTCTCACCCTCCGCCATCATACTTCCGAGCAGAAAAATGAATAACGTCCCTGTGAGCATTCTGTAGCCGAAGTAGTCCGTGTTTATCAAACCCGCGAACGCTGGCACAAAAAGAGCGAAAGATAAGATTGCCCACATTACTTTTCTGCGGCCTGATAGAATAAATGGAATTAATAAATAGAATTGTAGTTCAAGTCCTAATGACCAGGATTGAGGAACTATGATATAATTATTGAAATAGACTGCAAAAGTATTTAGTGGTAGCATTATTAAATTCACAAGGAATTGTGAAATACTTATCTCTCCTGAGCCGTCAAAGAATAAGTATAAAAATGAAGTGATTATCAAATAAAAAATAAACTGAGGAAACAGTCTCAGTGCTCTATCAATATAAAAGCTCTTTAAGTCAGATTTTTTGGGGAATTTATATGAAATTAATTTTGTTATTACGTAACCGCTAATTATCAAGAAAGAAATTACAGCCGTTACACCCTGGTTATATGACGGAAATTTTATGGCGCAGTGCGAAAACAAAACTAAAACTGCAAGAAATAATCGATAGAACCCCATTTTATCTAACTCTCTCGCTGTAATTACATGTGCGCCCAAATGGCAATCATCCCACACCCGCCCCAACTTTTCACTAAACAGTTAAGATTTTGTGATGGTTGTTGGGGGGGGTGGGGAGGCGCATTGCTTGGCATCCTCGCAACCTTCAGACAGAAAAGCCTATCTGCGATGTATAGATATGAGCAGGTATGAGACAACATGATGTTGACCGATAACACTTATGGTATTAGACTGACACCAATAGCTTAAGCTATATACCAACCAGCACTGCGTAAGTGTAACAAGGGGAACCAACCATGGGTCACGCATTAGAGAAGGCTGATCGTTTGTACATTCCGCCTCGTGACAAATCCACGGTGGCGAAACCAAAAGCAGCGATCAGCAAATCATGTTCGCATACCGATCAGGTGAATAATGCACTCGAATTTGGTTTTGCGCGTTATGAGAAGGCGATGGAAGCTCTTTCTAAGGTCTGAGTAACGGATGGCAGAGTACGCCGAAGGGGTTAACTATCTTTCTATTGAGGATATTGTTTTCATTAACAAGGTCTTGATAGAAACACAAACCCCAAATGAGCCGATAGCAGTACTGAATCCCAATAATCTAAGCTCATCGCAATCCAGGCCAGGCACAGTTAGGTACTATGAGCAGACAGATGACATGTTTCGCCTGTCTGCTGCATTGATCGAAAGTCTAATCCAGAACCATCCATTTGCCAATGCAAACAAACGAACCGCTTTTATGGCGGGCTATGTGTTTTTGCTGCTCAACGGCTATGAACTCACAGCTCCAGGTGATGAGGTTGTTATCATCTCAGAAGGTTTGGCACGTAAGGAATATGCGGCAGAAGACCTTGAAAACTGGCTCTGCCATTGGTCGCGTGAATATGACTCCCGCTTGTTATGTGCGATGAGAGTTAATCCGCTTCAGGCTCTTGTCACGTCATCGCATTATATTCGAGTCATAACGAATGACTAACCCGGCCATTGTGCCGGGTTTTTAATGCTTAACGCTCAAGGCGGGGGAGTCAGAGGCGCAACATTGCCCGCTCTCTGACGAACGCTCTTTGCTCCATTTCATCCCAAAGTACTATGCCGCCTCTGTGCCTTACCAGGCTTGCAAACTGGTCTAACGTGGCGACAGTAGCACCCTCTGGCACAAACTCAGTGCGCACAATCTCGGAGCCGTCAAAATGCATCGCTATTACGCCTCTGACGGGGATTGACAATGCTGGAAGGGTGCCTGTCTGCTTGGGGAGTAACTCACCTTCCAACGCCAGTCTGTGGACGTACTCGATAGCAATTGGCAAATCTTCAGAAGAAAGCTCGTCGATATGCTCAACGCTGAAGCGCTGATGGATCAATGCATAGGCTTCTGGATAGAGAAGGTGCTTTTTGCTTACCAGCATATTGATTGCGTCACGGAGTGGGGTACGTTCGTCTACTGTGGTTTTCTTATCGTTGCGGGATGACATGAGTGCATCATACGCACGTATAACCTCGAGTGAAAATGATGGACTGATCCACATCGCATAGACATATACGAGTTCCTTACAAACATAGGTTCCGCCGTTGCGACCTTTTTTTGAGACTATCGGATTAAATACGGGATTTTCCGTATTTAAAATCTCAATAGTTTCTTTTGTCTGGTCAATGCGCACCCATTCGTGTGGGGCATGGCGGCGTTCATTACCGGCCGCTTTGTGCAAGTCATTTAGAGAATAGCGACCTTCAGTATCATGGTGTATGGAAATTTTTGAGATGACGAGATGAGTGTTCATTTTAGCGTCCTATGTCGATTACTTATACCCCTTTTGAGAGGGCGGTCGGGCGCTCAAAACCGGACATAGACGGCGGGCATATTTCCATTACTGGTATTGTATTAGCCGCACGCCCGACCATAATCTATGGACGTAAAAAAACCGCAAGACTGTCGGGCGCGGTATCCGCTATGTCATGGTGTTTTGAGCACCTAATCAGAGTATGCGACAGTCAGTGCAGTGTGTCAAATGGGGTAACCCCGGCGCGGTGGACGGGGTTAGGTGTCAGTGAGGCTTTGGTAATTCAGGTTTGCGTACTGAAAGAACAATTTTCTCAGCATCAATTCTTGGCAGGTCACCGTCTGCCGATTTCTTAACTAAATATGCGCCAAGCCTATTTTCTATGTACTCTGTTTGCATCCAACGACGAAACTCCCCTAGCGCGTCATCTGGATAAATCCATGCATCGACTGGACCTGCTCTATGCTGAGGGAACCAATCAGGGTAAACGTGGTGATACTTAGTGCGACGACCGTATTTTTCATCGAGGCCATTTCTGTCCCAGTATGTGGACCAGACCTTGCCAACACTAATGTCTGGAATAGCACTTGGTCCGAAATTAAAGTTATTTCTTACCATCTTCAGAGCTAGATCAGCCATCTCTCTAAACACTGAAAAGTAACCAAATGGGACTTGGTCATTCATAAGTAGGCGCTCATGGAAACACTCCATAGCCCCGCGTCGAGGGTTCTCGGGGTCAATGCCTACACTTAAAAAAATAAATCTTCTTAATTGTGAACCTGCAAGCTTACGGAAGTTATCAATAGCTATCTCTCTTCCAGCCTGATTAGCCTCAAATGCGTAATATTCTAGAATTGCCATGCAGACAGTGTCAGGGAAAGCATTTGCTTCTGTCCCTTGTATAACCGTCTTTGTGAACAACTTTTGTAAGTTTAAACCTTGCTTCTTTAACAAAGAATCGACGAACATTCCTCGCGGTTTTGTACGCTCCTCGTGCCAGTTAGATGTGAAACGAAGTAAAGGCGCATGGTCAATGCCGCACAGCCTAGCAAGTCCGCGAAGAGTTAAAAATGGAGAGCCATCATTCATAACGCCCATCTGAACGCCATCAATATCAGCCTCTTTTATTGGATAAAGCTCCAATTCTATCTGTTGCCCAGACAGTACTAAACTCAAGTTATCCATCTGATAAATAACCCTTTTTAGGTGGTGCCTAACGCACTATTTCCCTGAATATTTTTCGCATCCATCTAACGTAGATTGCGCACTGTGTGAAAAATAATTATAACCTGTTGTTGAATAGGTAATCTCCTACTAAATTTCTTTACCCAACGATCCTTTCCCAAATTTTCTCCATCTCCCACTTGATCACTTCTATCGATAAATATACTGTATGCATATACAGTATATTTATCAGGAAGGCTAACCGTGCCACGCCGCTACGAAATACATATAGCATTCAGAGACAGCATTAAAATAGCTGCCAACGGCAGGCGCACAGTCGCTACAGTTGACTTCGTAGCTGCACTGTCAAAGTACAATCACGAGTTCACGCTTGCTGAGGCGAACTGCTGGATTGAAAACTATCAGCACTCGTTCCGCGATATCTCAACTGAAGAAGGTGAGCGCCGGACGTTCAGGCTCTATAATCCGAATAACGGGGGGTTCTGATTGGGCTTTCCATCTCCAGCGCAGGACTACGTTGAGCAGCGTTTAACGCCTGAAATTCTGTGCGGCGTTAATGCCAACACGCTGATAGTGAGAACAAGTGCCGGATACGCGCTTGTCGAGAAACACAGAATGCCGGGTCAGGGCGACATAGCATTAATTTCATGCGGTGAGAGTGAACGATTTGCTAGATTGTCCGGGCGAACATTTATCATTGACGACGGCGAAATTTTGCAAGGTGAAGTGCTGGATGATGTGATCGTGGTGGGCGTAGTCACTCACATCATCATCGCGCTTGAAGTTAGTGATGTTCCGTTTTGAAGATAACTATCAGCGTCAACCAATCATTAAAATTACATTGTGGGCATTATTGCGGGCATTATATTTTAGATTAAAAAACATATCATTTATTTCAGTGCATTAGGATATTTTGCGGTTTTTGCAGGGGGCGCCATTCGAAGGTATTTTCACTTCCAGCAAAGTCCACAAAACCCTTAAAAATCCTTCGAGTTAGCGGCTTCGCTGTGACTGTAAATGCTTTAACGTCCACCGCAATCCATACATGCGAGGGGGCATAATCGGGGGTACCCCAGGTTCGATATTAAAAATGCCCCTTTATATGAAACTAACAGCACGGCAGGCAAAGACTGCATAGCCTGAATACAAAGCCTGTAAACTCTCTGATGGCATGGGGTTATATCTGGAAATTATCCCGCGAGGCTCTAAATACTGGCGCATGAAGTACCGCCGTCCTTCTGATAAAAAGGAGGACAGATTAGCCTTTAGTGTCTGGCCTGCTGTTTCCCTGGCTGATGCCAGAGCCAAACGCGATGACGCCAAACGCCTACTGGCTAAAGGGCTCGACCCCAAAGTGGAACAAAAAGAGTCACAGGCTGAAGCAGAGGGGGCATATAGTTTTGAAACTTTACCCGCCAGTGGTATCGCGGATGCCTGAAAAAGTAAATCCCAACACATGCACGAGCCGTATTTAGCTCACTGGAGCATTATGTTTTCCAACATATTGGCGGTGATGACATACGACAGCTTAAAAGCGCCAGCTTTTAGCCACCGTAAACAGTGCTGATTCCGTGAATAAGCATGATGTTGCAAAGCGTCTGAGACAACGCGTTACCTCTGTCATGCGCTATGCCGCGCAGAACGGTATTATTGATATTAACCCCGCGCTGGATATAGCGGGTGCTTTGGGATCAGCAAAAACAGAACACCGCCCCCGCACTTTCTCATGCCCGTTTTGAAGAACTTCTTTCCCGGATAAGCATTTACAGTGACAGCCCTGTAACCTGCTTTGCGGTGGAGCTGACCTTGCTTACGTTTCTACGTTCCAGTGAACTGCGTTTTGCCTGGTGGGAGGAGTTTGACTTTGAGCGGGCTGTCTGGCATGTGCCACCTAAACGGCCAGAAATCGAAGGTGTGCGCTATTCCTGGCGCGAGATGAAAATGGAAACTCCGCATGTGACCCCTTTAAGCAAACAGGCAGTGATGCTACTGAAAGAACTCAAAGAGTACAGCGGTGATACCAGCAGACTGTTTCCCGGTGGCCACAATCCGCAACAGATTGTGAGCGAAAATATTGTCATTAAGTCACTGAGAACGAGGGTGTATGACACTACAACAGAAGTCTGCGGGCATGGATTCCGAACGATGGCGTGCAGCGCTACGGCAGATTCGGGACTGTGGTCACGTAAGACTGGCGAAATGGAGATGAGCCACCAGGAAAGGAATGATGTGAGAGCGCCATATGTACATACCGCTGAATACCTGGAGGAAAGACGCGTAATGATGCAAAAATGGGCTGATTATCTGGACGCCAACAGGCAGGCGCATGTTACACCGTATGACTTCGATCATGATGTCGGGCTGGGATATAACATGGTATCAAGAGCAAAAAGGAAATGA